ACCTTGAAATTCAGCCGGCTGAGTCTGAGGTTCTCTCGCGTGACCTCATCCGCAGCTATCTCGGCAACAGCCCCCAGCTGATCGCCAACACGCGCGTTGTTGTCAGCTTTGAGGTTGAATACTCAGGATCTGGCACCGCTGGCACTGCTCCTAAATATGACCCGGTTTTGCGTGCGTGCGGGATGAACCCCACCACGGTGGCAAATACCTCCGTGACCTATGTGCCTCGCTCGACTGGCTTTGAATCCTGCACGATTCACTATGACACCGACGGCCTGCGTCACATCGTTACCGGCTGCCGTGGCACCTACACGATCAGCCTGAACGCAAACCAGATTCCTGTTTTCAACTTCACCCTCACCGGGCAATACAACGCCCCGACTGACACCGCCTCACCGTCTTTGACTTTTGACGATCAGGCCGACCCCGAGATCTTTAACGACACCAACACAACCTCCTTCACCCTTTTCTCTGCAACCAACTTGGCATTGCAGTCTGCTGAGATTGACCTGGGGAATGAGGTTGTTTACCGCGAGTTGGTCAACTCAACCAAGGAAGTGTTGATCACTAACCGTGCAGCCACTGCCAACTTCGTGATTGAAGCCCCGACGCTTGCAACTAAGGACTTCTTTGCTCTTGCTGTTGCAGGTACTGCAGGCAACCTCAGCATTGTTCACGGTGCCACTGCCGGCAACATCATCACTCTGACTGCTCCAACCAGCGGCCTGTCACTTGGCAACCCGACTTATTCGGAAGATCAAGGGCTTGTGATGTTGAACATCCCCACTACGATGGTGCCCAGTTCCAGCGGAGATGATGAAATCTCGCTGGCCTTCACCTGATTTTTATGCCTTTCGTTCTCAAGAAAAACTCTGGCTCCTACGAATGGCCCGTCACTGTTGAATCACCCAGCAGTGGCGGCAAGTTCAGGAAAGATACCTTCAAGGCACTTTTCAAAAAACTGAGCCGTTCCGAGTTTGGTGCTCTTGCTGAGCAAGGTGAGGATGCACTGGTCACTGAAATCCTCGACGGCTGGAAAGACGTTAAGGATGAGGAGGGTGAGGAGGTGCCATTTGACTCTGACTCAATGGCACAAATGTTGGATGATCCCTATGTGCTGCGTGCGGTCATCAATGCTTACACCGACTTTCTGAGTGGGGGTTCAGCAAAAAACTAAGAGACGCCGCCACGCATTGGTGCAAAGGCGGTGGCGTCTTTGAGGAAAGCACGCAAGAGTTGCTTGACCAAGGGCTAGACCCTGGCGAAATCAACGCGCGGCGAAAGGCCGAAAAGGTTGATGATTGTGAGGTGTGGGAAGAGAACTGGCAGGCGCTTGAGATCTTTGCTCAATGTCAGACGCAATGGCGCACGTCGATGAGCGGCCTCGTGGGGCTGGACTATACAGCCGTGGCGTGGGTGCTTAGACTGAATCAGGTTGAAGACGAGCTTTTGACGCTGCAAAAACTGCAGATTGTTGAGGCTACAGTTCTCAAACTTATGAACGGCAACCGCTCTGAGTAATGGCTCAAGACGCACTCATCCGCATCAGAGCCAAGGTTGACGGCCAGGCTGAAGTGCAGGCGCTTGAGCGTCAATTCAGAAGGACAGAAAGCCAGACGCAGAAACTGAAGCAAAGCTTCTCTGGTTTGGCCACTGTTGCCGCACGTCTTGGCGGTGCTTTTGCTGTTTTCCAAGGGCTGCGTTTCACGCTGATCAAAACAGCTGAGCTGCAGACACAAACCAAGAGCCTGGAGGTTCTGACTGGCAGCCTTGAACAGGCTCAGACTGTCATCAAAGAGCTGCAAGAGTTTGGCGCTGTAACGCCGTTCACAAGCTCAGAGCTGATTCAAACAGCGAAGCTGCTCAAGGCTTACAACATCGACACGGCCAAGCTTGTTGATACCACCAAGCGGCTCGGTGATGTTGCTGGCGCAACTGGTGGTGATCTTGAGGGCATTGCCCGTGCGTTTGGTCAGATTCAAAGCCGTGGTTCTCTGCAGGCAGAAGAACTCAACCAGCTCCGGGAGCGCGGGGTTGATATTGAGACTGCGCTGCGGGATGCCTATGACCTGAGCGGCGCAGAGTTTGCCGACGCGATGCGGAAGAATCAGATCTCCGCAGAGGCTGTGTTTGCGATCCTTGAAAGGATCACTTCTGCGGGCGGGAAGTATGCAGGAGGCGCAATCAGCCAGTCAACAACGTTGGCGGGTAAGTTCAGCACGTTGCAGGACAACGTTGATCAGCTTGCGCGTTCTTTTGGCGAGGCATTGACGCCTGCTGTTGAGGACGCACTGGACAATGCAAACAAGCTTGTTACAGCGTTAGGTGATGTCAACTTTGAAGCCGTTAAAACTGTTGCTGAAATTGGCTTAGTCACTGGCGCTGTCATTGGCCTCAGGAAAGCCTTTGAGTCAATGCTTGCGTTGAAGCTTGTCACTGCGCTGTCAAACATACGCATTATTTTCGCGGCTTTTGGCACGCAAATTGCCGCCACCGCTCTTGCGCAGGGACTGCTTAACAAGGCTCTAGCTGTTGGCACTGGCTTGATGTCAGCCTTGCCAGTAACGGCTTTGGCCTTAGGTGTTGTTGGCCTTGCTGATGCTTTGCGTCAAGCCGCGACTGATCAAAAAGATTTCAACAAGCTGCTGCAAGAGGGAACAGTCCTTGAACTGCAAGCGGCTTTAGCTAAAGAACAGAATAATCTTGCGCTGCTTGAAAGGCAGCAACTTGAGGGCCGTGGCGCAGGCCGTCGGGCTGATCAGTCACGGCTGGACAGGGCACGCGAACGAATTCAAATCCTTGAGGGTCAGCTTGCTGAGGGGGCGCTTGGCGGCGGTTCATTGCCTCAAGGCTCTGGCTTGGTTGATCCTCCAAAACTGCCATCACCAGACGGAACTGATCCAGCGAAGGCAATCAAGGAACGTGAAAGGCTGCTTACACAGATTCTTGATATAGAGCTGAAGCTGGCTGACGCTCAACAGAAGGGCAGGGTCTCTGCGCAAGATGCTGTCACTGCCTCGCAAGATAGGCTTGCTCTCCTGCGAGAGGAAGACCCGGTCAAGCGTATTGGGCTTGAGTTTGATCAAAAACGTGCAGAGGCGCATGAGAGGACTGTCAGGGCCATCGAGGCAACTGATGATCCACTTCAGATGCAGTTGGCTAATCAAAGGCTTTTCTTAGATCTTGAGATTCTTAGCGTTGAGGAGCAGAAAAAGCTCAAGGAAGCTGCTGAACAGACAAACAACGTGTTTGAGTCGATGAAAAGCACGATTGAGGTTGGCCTCAGCAATGCAATCATGGGCCTGCTGCAGGGCACTAAATCTCTGAGCGAGTCGTTGTCAGGCATCTTGAATCAGATGGCCTCGCTTGTGATTCAGGCTGGTGTTAGAGCCCTTCTGCCTTTTGCTGATGGCGGTGTCATTAGCCAAGGCAAGGTCACACCATTTGCTTATGGCGGTGTTGTAAATAAGCCAACGCTGTTTCCTATGGCGAACGGTATGGGGCTGATGGGCGAGGCCGGACCAGAGGGCATCCTTCCTTTGCGTCGCGGTCGCAGCGGTCGACTCGGCGTTGAAGCTTCAGGCGGTGGCGCAACTACCGTGAATGTCAGTGTTGATGCTTCAGGCTCTTCAGTGCAAGGTGATGGCGCACAAGCCGCACAGCTCGGCAAGGCCATTGGCTTTGCTGTGCAAACTGAAATCTTGAAACAGAAGCGCCCTGGTGGTTTGCTCGCAACGGTCTGATCATGGCAACCTTTCCATCTATTGAGCCTGACTACAACGCGCAGAAAAACAGTGCGCCGAGGATACGGCGTGTGCAGCTGGGCGACGGCTATCAAGTTCGCTTGCGTTACGGCTTAAACCAGAACATGAAGGTTTGGACGCTGACCTTTCAGAACATTTCTGAGGCTGACTCAGACACGATTGAAACATTCTTGGATGCACGCGCTGACGATGGTGCGTCGTTCGACTGGCAGCCGCCAGGCTCTTCTACTTCTTACAAGTGGGTGTGTCCAAGCTGGACAAAGTCGATCCCATACGCAAACTTGGCAACAATCAACGCCACCTTTGAGCAAGTTCCTGAACCGTAATGGCAGCAGTCGCAGCATGGGCAGCCAGCACAGCCTTTTCTGTTGGCGATATACGCAGAGCTACCACAAGCCAAGACAGTGGCCTGTGGTTTCGCTGCACAACAGCTGGCACCTCTGCCAGCAGTGAGCCGAGTTGGCCGACAGACATTGGCAGCACAATCACTGATAACACTGTTGTTTGGACTGCGATCAGCAGCGTTTACGGTGACGTTTCTGTGCTCGCGCCAAGCGCGATCATCGAGCTGTTTGAGTTGCATTTAGACAGCACGTTGCACGGCAGCTCTGATGTTTACCGTTTCCATTCAGGCACCAACGCTGATGTGAGCGGCAACATTATTTTTGACGGCAATGCTTACACCCGTTTTCCAGTTCAGGCTGACGGGTTTGAGATGCAATCGAGCGGCACCCTCCCGCAACCAACGCTAACGATTGCCAACCTTGACGGGACCATGACTACCATTTTGGCATTGGTCAATGCCACAACAGCAGGCAACGACTTGACAGGTGCAACAGTCAAGCGCATCCGCACTCTCAAGCGTTACCTAGACGGCGAATCAACGGCAGACCCTAACGCTAGGTTCCCCACAGAGATCTGGCGGATTAACCGGAAGGCAACAGAAACACGCGATGTTGTGGTGTTTGAGCTTGCAAGTGAGTTCGATCTCATCGGGCAAAAACTCCCCAAACGTCAGCTTGTTGCCAACACTTGCCAATGGATTTACAGGAGCAGCGAGTGCAGCTACACCGGCAGCAATTACTTTGATGTGAATGGCAACAGCGTCAGTACGTTGGCTGAGGATGTGTGTGGCAAGCGCCTTGCATCTTGCAAGCTCCGGTTTGGTGAAAATGGAACGTTGCCGTTTGGATCCTTTCCTGGAGCTGGCCTAACGCGATGAAATTGACTGCGACGATGCAGGCCGAAATTCTGCAGCACTCTAAGGATGAGTTCCCTAAGGAAGCCTGCGGGCTAGTTGCTGTTGTAAAGGGCAGGCGTCGTTACTTCCCCTGTCGCAACATCGCCCAGACACCTGATGAGCATTTCGTGCTTGACGGTTGGCATGAGGTGGAAGACAAAGGCGAGGTTGTGGCGATCGTTCACAGTCACCCTGTAACCAACCCCAGGCCGTCAGAGGCTGACCGTGTTGCCTGTGAAAAGTCCGGTCTGCCTTGGTTCATCGTCAATCCAAAAACTGAGGGCTGGGGGTATTGCGAGCCAGACGGCTTTCAGCTGCAGTATGTGGGCCGTGAGTTTGTCCACGGCATTGTGGACTGCTACACCTTGGTGCGTGACTTCTTTCAGCGTGAATATGGCATCACGTTGCGCGACTATCACCGACGTGATCAGTGGTGGCACAACGGGGAGAACATGTATGTGGAAAACTTTGCCAAGGAAGGGTTTTCACGGGTGCCGCTTGAGCAGCTGCAGCGCGGTGATCTGCTGCTGATGAACCTGCAGTCACCTGTTCCAAATCATGCTGCGATCTACCTTGGCGACCAGCAGATTTTGCATCATGTGCAGGGCCGTCTAAGTTCTAGGGATTTACTGGGTGGCTATTATTTGAAGGCCACAGACCGGGCGATCCGCCATGAAAGTCGTTAAGGTCTACGGCGCTTTGAAGGAGCGGCTAGGCCAGTGCCGCTTCGAGCTGAACGTGGCGACACCTGCCCAAGCAATTAAGGCTTTGTGCGTCAATTTTCCGGGCTTAGACAAGTGGTTAATTGACAGTGAGAAGGATGGCATTGGCTATCGGGTAAGAGTTGGCAAGCAGGAAGCGACGCCTGATGACGCCAGTCTGCTGGGCTTGCCTTGGTCAGAGCGTGAGGTGTTCAGCATTACTCCCGTGATTGCAGGTGCCGGTGGTGGCTGGGGACGTTTCTTGCTCGGCGCGGTGTTGCTTGGTGCGTCATTTGTCACCTTTGGTGGCTCTGCGTTATTCGCTGGTGGCACTGGCTTAGGAACAAGTGCGACTGGCCTTCTCGGCGCGACTGGTATTTATGCAGGCGCAGGCTCTGCGGCGCTTGGCGTTATTGGTGCTGGCTTGGCTCTGACTGGTGTGGCGCAGATCATCTCGCCCACGCCGCCATCAGGGCTTGAACTGAAAGAGGCCAATCGAATTCAAAACTTCAGCTTCAGCGGAATCACCAACACCAGTCAGCAAGGCTTAGCGGTGCCTATAGCCTATGGGCGTGTTGTTGTTGGCTCTGCAGTGATCAGCAGCGGTCTTGATGTAGACCATTCACCTAACGACCAAAGCGAAGAAAATCTCACCCTGGCTTTCCTCCTCCGCCGTAAAAGCTGATGCGCAAAGAAAAACTAATTCTCGGCTCTGGTGGTGGCGGCAAAGGTGGCGGCGGTGGTGGCCGCACGCCTACTGAGCAAGATGATTCGCTTTCGTCTGAACAGTTTGCCAGCGTTCTTGATCTGCTCTGTGAGGGCGAAATTCAAGGTTTTGATGATGGCGGCAAAAGCATTTTTTTAGAAGACACACCGCTGCAAAACGCCGATGGCAGCTTTAATTTTGACAACTTTGCAGTTGCCTCAACTAATGGAACGCAAGGGCAATCTCATATCCCTGATCCTTCAGGAGGTATTCAAACAGTGCGTGCCGTAAACGTAGAAGTCACGAACGGAACCCCTGTAACCAGATCAATCACTAATTCTGATGTTGACAGGGTTCGTGTAACTATTTCGCTGCCAAGTCTGCAAGAGGTTACTGATAAAGGAGACATTCTTGGCCACACTGTTCAGATTAAAATACAGGCTCAATATGATGGCGGTGGATACAATGACGTTCTTTCTGACACCATCTCGGGCAAGAGCAGCAGCCGCTACCAGCGCGATTATTTAATCCCACTTACAGGCAGCTTCCCTGTTGATTTGCGACTTGTAAGGGTTAGCGCAGATGAGACTTCAAGCAAAAAAGCGAGCAACACATTTTTCACTAGCTACACAGAGATTCAAGACGAGAAGCTCGCCTATCCAAACTCAGCATTAGTTGGCCTGCGGTTTAGTGCAAAGCAGTTCCAAAACATCCCACGGCGAAAATATCTGATTCGTGGCACAAAGGTCAGGATCCCTAGCAACGGCACGGTTGACACCACAACACACCTGGGGCGCATCACTTATTCAGGGTTGTTTGATGGCACGCTGTCTGCGGCGACGTGGACGTCAGATCCGGCTTGGTGCTTATTCGATTTGCTCACAGACACCCGCTATGGGTGCGGCGTTCCAGAAGCATCACTGGACCTGTTCGACTTCTATGAAATTTCAAGATATTGTTCGGAACTTGTCGATGATGGCAAAGGCGGACAAGAGCCACGGTTCAGCCTTAACCTGCTGCTCAACACTCGTGACGAGGTTTACAACGTTATTCAGCAGCTAACCAGCATTTTCAGGGGCATTAGTTATTACGGCGCTGGCTCACTTGTTCTGCGTCAAGACAAGCCCGCTGATTCGCA